CGTGGCAGCGGCGGCTACGTCGAGATCAAGGCGAACGTGAAGGGCCACTGCAACGACATCTTCCACAAGATCGAGCGATGGCTCAAGGCCGAGAGCATCCCCGCGGCCGGCACGCGCGTGCTGCAGGCGACTTTCCGCCTGACGTTCCATCACGATGGCCCGGGGCGACAACCGACGCTGACGTTCGATGTGTCGGCCCCCAACTCCAGCAACCTCAAGGGCAAGCCCGACGAGCAACGAGAGGTCGGCGAGCGGTGCCTGAAGCTGTGGAAGGTGGTTGATGATGAAGAATGATCTGCTTGGCTTGATCCTCGCAGCCGCCGATGACGAGGGTCGGGTTTTCGACCACGCTGAGACCACCACGTGGCCGCCGGGGGCATTGGACGAGTTTCGCCGGCTCGGCCTGATTCGTCAGGCGGCGGGCGGCCTGCATGCACTGTGCCCGAACTGTGCAGACGGCCACGTCGAATCGGTCACGATCCGCGCCGGGCCCGGCACGACGAAACGCTTCTACATCTGGTGCCCGGAGTCGATGCGTGTCGAGGTGCGGCCGGAGATGTGCAATGGCTGGCAGGTGAATCCCGCCGGTCTGGCCGCCGCCGTCACTGGCGCGCTGGGACTCAGGGGTTCGCCGAAGCCCGTCGTCGCCGGCCGGTTCTGGAGACTGGGCCGTACGCCGTGGCCACCGGGCAGCCGCCGCACGCGCGGGGTGGTATTCGCTCGTCGAATGCAGGATCACGACGCCCCCGCCATTGCCGCCCACGTCGGGTCTGGCGGCCGCGCCATCGTGCTTGTTCCACACCACGTGCCCGATGAGCGGATCTGGTCAGGTACAGTCCCGGCGGTGATCTCGCTGGCCGAGGTCATGACGTGGGATGATGGCCGGTTGGTTCTTGACGTCATGGCGATGGTCGATGCCGTCGAAACCGCCGATCGCCTCGCTGAAGCGGCCAAAGCTGTCGCGTTGGGGCCGACGGGCAAGAAGATGGTTCGACAGCAGGTGAAGGCCGAGATCAAGTCACTGCTCACGGACGACGCGTATGTGGCGGCCTACAAGGAGCACGGCTCGTACCGCAAGGCAGCGGACGCACTGACCGAGCAGACCGGCCAGAAGATCGACAAGGATAAGGTCAGGCGGGCCGTCAAACGTCACGGCGGACTGGCGGAGATCGTGCCTGAGGAGGACTCCCCCTCCGTCTCAAGAACTGTCGCGTCGCAACGCCGCGACAGGGCGAGAAAATTCATAGAAAGGCGGTAGTCCAGCAATAACAACAACTTGGGCGACGTGCATGCGGGCCATCGGCCCGCTTCTTTTTGCGCCAGACGCGACACCACGGGCCTTCGGTCGAGGCCGGCCGGCTCAATACCGGCCAGTCACGACCGCACCTGTGCTTTCCCGCGGTGAGTTGCCGCGGCACAGACCTTCGACCGTGCGTTCGCTGACGGGTTCGGGAGCATGTGGACCGGCCTTGAGGAATCATGGCCGAGAGCCACGACGTCGTTTCAAGCCCGTTCACCGTCAACCTCATTCGCATCAAGGCCCGCCAGCTCTGTCGGCGGTCCGACTTCTCCCGGTCGGACTTCGACGATCTGCAGCAGGACATGCGCCTCTATCTGCTGGAAAGGGCGCACCTGTTCGACCCCGACCGGGGGAACCTCGAAGCCTTCGTCACCAAGGCCCTGGGCACCTGGGTGGCGATGCGGCTGCGCTACCGCAATCGCGAGAAGCGCCGCGAGTCGTACAAGACCGTCTCGCTGGAACGCACGCGCGTCGAGTGCGACGGCGACATCACCGCCCTCGGCGTCATTCTGCTGCAAGACGACGGCCGGCGCCTGTCGCAAACCTACACGATGTCCGAAACCGAGCGATTCGAGCTGCGCGAAGCTGTCGAGCATGCCATGCAGAGCCTGGAGCCCGAGGACCGGGCGCTACTGACGCAAGTGGCCGAGCATGGCATCACCAGCACGGCCAAGTCCCTCGGTCTGTCCTGGCGGCAGGTCGACAACGCACTGAAGCGCATGCGTGCCGTCTTCAAAAAAGCGGGGCTTGGTCCCAATTAACCGGAGCGCTCGCCTCTGCACGGCATAGGTAACCAGTAAGCACACAACGCACGTGGCCCCGAAGGCCCAGGCACCGGCGCCGGGCCTTCGGGGCAGCGGATCTGGACAGCAGATACGAGGACGAGCATGGACATCAACATTGACCTCAGCATTCTTGAAGCCGAATCGGCCGAGGAATATCACGCCAAGGCGGGCGAGTACCTCTCCAGCCACCAGCTGCTGGAGTTCATCAGGTGCCCCTGGCTGTACCGCAAGAAGACGTTGGGCCTGATCGATGACAAGGACTCGCCGGCCTATCTCGTCGGGCGAGCCGCGCACATTCGCGTCCTTGAGGGCCGCAACGCCTATGAGACCGCCTTTGCCCTCGGCGGCCCCGTCAATCCCAAGACCGGCAAGCCTTACGGGTCGGCCACGAAGGCGTTCGCAGAATGGGTCACCGCTCAGGGCAAGCCGGTGCTGTCGCACGGTCAGGTTGAACTGATCGAGCAGATGGCCTCGGGCGTGGCCATGAACGCCGAGGCCGTGGACCTGCTGCTGTACGGCCGCTCCGAAGGCGTCGTGCGGGTGGAGTATTGTGGCACGCCCTGCCAGATTCGCATCGACTGGGTCCACCCGCATCGCGGGATCGTCGACTTCAAGACGTGCGATGATCTGACGTGGTTCGAGTCCGACGCCCGCCGTTTCGGCTACCACCGGCAGATGGCCTTCTATCGCGCGGTGCTGGCTCAAGCCCTCGGCGGCCTGCTCGTGCCCGTCCACCTGATCGCCGTCGAGAAGAAGGAGCCGTTCCGTTGCGGCGTGTGGCGCGTCAGCGACGACACGCTGACCATCGCCCAACAGGAGAACGAGGCGGCAATCCGCAGGCTGCTTCGCTGCCGCGATCTGGGCGATTGGCCCACCGGCTACGCGGAGATCCGCCTGCTCGATGTGGCATGAGCATTCTGCGCCCGGGCGGCCTCCGGCCGGAGTGGACTTGACCACCCAAACCGAGGCCCGACTCCCTGCCACCGCCCGGGCGCACCCGGCGGGGCCGGACTATCGGGGTCTTCCTTGCCAAGGAACCCTGAGACGTGGGTTCGACTCCCACACCCGCCATCGGACGCCGGCCGGCGTGAACAACCTACGGCCCCAAGCACAAAGGAACCGCTATGTCACTACTGCAACAGATTCGAAGTGGCCCGCGCCACTCACCACCAAGGATGCTGATCTACGGCACAGAGGGTATCGGCAAGTCGACCACGGCTTCGCAGGCCCCCAGGCCGATCTTCATCCCCACCGAGGACGGGCTCGACCAGATCGACTGCAACTCCTTCCCCCTGGCCCGGCGTTTCGACGAGGTCGTCGCGGCCATCTCGGCACTGTACTCGGAGCAGCACGACTACGAGTCGGTGGTCGTCGACAGCCTGGACTGGCTCGAGCGGCTGATCTGGGACGACGTGTGCCGGGAGTACGGCGTCAAGAGCATCGAGAAGGCCGACGGGGGCTACGCCAAGGGCTACACGCACGCCCTGACCCAGTGGCGTGAGGTCCTCAACGGGCTCGACGCGCTGCGCAACGAGCGCGGCATGTGCGTGATCCTCCTGGCCCACGCCAAGGTGGAGAAGTTCGAGGATCCCGAGTCGGTCGCCTACGACCGGTACTCGCCCCGCCTGCACAAGCATGCCGCCGCGCTGGTCACCGAGTGGTGCGACGGCGTGCTATTCGCGACCCGGAAGTTCCGCACCGAGAGCGAGGACGCGGGCTTCAATCGCACCCGCGCCATCGCCGTGGCCCTCGGCGCCGACGGGGGCGAGCGCATCCTGCGGACCGTCGGCGGTCCGTCCTGCATCGCCAAGAACCGCTACTCGCTGCCGTCCGAGCTGCCTCTGAGCTGGTCGGCCCTCATGACCGCAATGACCCAAACCCCCAACGACGGAAAGGACATCACCCATGGCTGACCTCGGCAACTTCAACGCGAACGAAGTCGAACCCAACACAAGCTTCGACCCCATCCCTGCCGGCAAGTACCTCGCGGCGATCACGGCCAGCGAGATGAAGGCCACCAAGAACGGTCAAGGCAGTTACTTGCAGTTGACGTTCACGCTCTTGGAGGGTGAGTACAAGAACCGCCTCCTCTGGGCCCGGCTGAACCTCAACAACCCCAATGCCACGGCGGTCAAGATCGCCCGCTCGGAGTTGTCGGCCATCTGCCACGCGGTCGGTGTCATGCAGCCTAAGGACTCGGTCGAGCTGCACAACCTGCCGCTGGTCATCACGGTCAAGCTCAAGAAGCGCGAGGACACCGGGGAGCTGACCAACGAGATCAAGGGCTACGAGCCCAAGTCCGCCGCTGCCGGCCGGCCTCAGCAGGCTCCGGCTGCCGACAACACCCCGCCGTGGAAGCGATGAGGAGGGACTTCCCATGTGTGACAGGCGACCGGACAGCACGGACGTAGCGGCGGGCCAACCAATCCCGGGCAGCAGGTACGTGCGGGGATTCTGCATGGACTGCGGCGAGCCCATCCGTGTGGGGAGGGGAGTGCGCTACGCCAGATGTTCCGACTGCGCGCGCCCCCTGCGTATCGGCCAAGGCACCAGACACTCCGTCGGCGAATACGACGGCGCGTGGGACAACGCGGTGAGGGCCTTGGAGGGGTGCGCATGATCATCTCTCTGCCCTGGCCCCCAAGCATCAACCACTACTGGCGCCGGGTCGGGCCGCGCACGCTGATCAGCCGGGAGGGCCGGACGTTCCGCAGGAACGTCTGTGCCCTCCTGGGCGGCGGCGGGCCCCGCAAGCCCCCAGCCGGCGGGAGGATCGCGCTGTGCATGGACGCCTTCCCGCCCGACCGGCGCCGTCGTGACTTGGACAACCTGCCCAAGGCCATTCAGGACTCGCTCGCCTATGCGGGGATCTACGAGGACGACTCCCAGATTGACCTGCTGACGGTGCGGCGGCGCGAGGTCGTTCGAGGCGGCACAGTGACCATCGAGGTCGTCGAACTGCCTCTTGTGCAATGCCCCCTGTGTGGTGCTCGGCTGGAGGAGAAACAATGAACACCATCTGGCACTTGTGCGACAACTGCGAACACGCTGCCCCAGGCTCACTGCTCTGCGCGCTGCGGCTGCCGCAAGACGACACGCCCGTGGATTGCCCTGAATGCGAGTCGTTCTCATCGGATCTTCTGTCCAGGATTCCGTTCGAGGACGGGGATATCGACACTGACAGTATCCCCCACCGCGGTGCCCCCTTCGAAAGCGAGAACTGAACTATGTCGCAATCAGCACGCCGAATCTACATCGCAGGTCCGATGACCGGGCACGTTGATCACAACTACCCGGCCTTCCACGCAGCGACCGAGCGCTTCAAGGCGGCTGGCTGGGAGGTCGTCAACCCGGCGGAGAACTTCGAGGGCCGGACAGACCTGCCCCGCGAGATGTACCTGCGCGCCGACGTTGCTCTGCTGGTCGACTGCGACGCCATAGCGATGCTTCCCGGCTGGGAGGACTCGCGCGGGGCCAGGCTGGAGTACCTGCTGGCCCGCGAGTTCGGCATGGTGATCCTCGATGCAGAGACGCTCCAGCCCCTGACGGACACGCCAGTGCCGACAGTCAGCTTTCACCGGCTCAGGATCGCCCAGGAATCGCCGGACGAGTCCGTCCTAGACGAGGCCAAGCGCATCACCGCCGGCACCCGGCACGAGGACTACGGCCACCCCTGTGACGACTTCGACCGCACGGCACGAATGTGGACCGGCGTTCTGGCCGAGAAGCTGCGCGAGGGCGCAACGGTCACAGCGATGGACGTGCCGTTGTGCATGATTGCGGTCAAGCTGGCCCGCCAGTCGCATCGTCACAAGCGGGACAACCTGGTCGACATCGCCGGGTATGCCCGCACGGCCTCCATGGTCGCGGGGGATGAGTGATGGCCAGGGCCGGCAGCAAGACAATACTCGGCTTCGGCGACGTGCACGTGCCCCATCAGAACGCCGCGGCGCTGGAAGTATTCTGCCGCGCCGCCGAACGGATCCGGCCGGACATGATCGTCTGTCTGGGCGACCTGCTTGACTGTGGGCAGTTCTCCACCCATCCGCCGACCTACGGCATGCCGGAGACCGACTACGAGGCCGATCTGGACACCGCCGGTGCGCTGCTTGATCGCCTTCAGAAAGCGTGTGATCGGCTGGTGGTGGTGGAGGGTAACCATGAGTACCGCCTCGACCGGTGGGCGGCAGCGACGGCCGAGGGCCGGGGCGCGTACTCGATGCTGGCGCCTCGTATCCAGTTGATGCGCGGCCGCAAGCGGTGCACATACGTTCGATACGGCACGACATCGGGCAAGTACCCGCACTACGCCGTCAACTCACGCATCATTGCCGTGCATGGTTGGTCGTACGCGCGACACGCCACGAAACAGCACCTACAGATCAGCCAGGGCAAGAGCGTTATCCACGGCCACACCCATCGCGCCGACACCAGCATCATCCAGAACATCTGGTCGCCGGCAAAGGTCATCCAGGCCCGAAGCGCCGGCTGTCTGTGCAAGCCGATCCCATTGTACGGCACGGGCAGGCCCGTCGAGTGGGTCAACGCCTTCATCCTGGGCTACCTGGGCCGGCGCAGCGACACGCTGTACACCATCCCGATCATGGACGGCCGGTGCATTCTTCCCGACGCGACGGAGGTGTCGGCGTGACGACGGCTACGGTGGAATCCCAGCCGATCATACTGCGGCCGTACCAGGTCGATGCGGTCAATGCCGTCTACGACCACCTGCGCCGCCGGGACGACAGCCCGTGCGTCGTGATCCCCACGGCCGGGGGTAAGACACCTGTGATGGCCACGATCTGTCGGGACGCCGTGGCCAAATGGGACGGGCGAGTGCTGATCCTGGCCCACGTCAAGGAGCTGCTCGAGCAGGCCGTCGAGAAGCTGCACGTCATGGCGCCCGACCTCTGGATGCAGATCGGGGTCTACTCGGCCGGCATGAAGAGCCGCGATACGGGTAAACCGATTACCGTCGCTGGCATACAGAGCGTGTACAAGCGCGCCGCCGAGTTGGACGCGTTCGATCTTATCCTTCTGGATGAATCGCATATGCTGCCCCCCGAAGGCGAGGGCATGTACCGCACGTTCCTGGCCGATGCGAAGGTGGTCAATCCCAACGTGCGCCTGATCGGCCTGACCGCCACGCCGTACCGCATGGCCAGCGGCATGATCTGCGGGCCTGAGAACCTGCTGAACCACGTCTGCTACGAGATCGGGGTCAAGGAGCTGATCGCCCAGGGCTACCTTTGCCCGCTCAAGAGCCGTGCAGGCAAGAGCAAGGCCAACCTGGACGGCCTTCACATTCGCGCCGGGGAGTTCATCGCGTCGGAAGTCGAGGCGGCGATGGACCAGTACACGCTGGTCCAGTCGGCCTGCGAGGAGATCATCGAACTGACGCGCGACCGCAGCAGTGTGCTGATCTTCACCAGCGGCATCCAGCACGGCCGTCACGTCGCCGGGCACATGAGGCGGATCTCGGGCCAGGAGTGCGGCTTCGTCTGCGGCGAGACGCCCGGGCTGGAACGCGAGGGCACGCTGCACCGTTTCAAGTCGGGCGACCTGAAGTACTTGGCCAACGTCAATGTCCTGACCACCGGCTTCGACGCGCCCAACATCGACTGCGTTGTCCTGCTTCGGCCGACCAACTCGCCGGGCCTCTTCTACCAGATGGTCGGTCGCGGCTTCAGGCTACATCCGGGCAAGACCGACTGTCTGGTCCTGGACTACGGCGGCAACATCCTTCGTCACGGGCCCGTCGACGATCTGCGGATCAAGACGCCGGGGGCGTCCGGCGGCGAGGCGCCGGCCAAGGAATGCCCCGAGTGTCAGGCCCTGATCCACGCGGCCTATGCCACATGTCCGGAGTGCGGGTATGAGTTTCCGCCGCCGGAGAAGGAGAGGCACGATGCCCGGGCCAGCGGAGCCGGCATCCTCAGCGGCCAGGTCACGGACGTCGAGCATGACGTAACCGAGGCCTACTATTCCGTCCACCACAAACGGGGTGCCCCAGAGGACCACCCCCGAACGATGCGCGTGGACTATCGGGTGCGCTTCGGCGAATGGCACAGCGAATGGGTCTGCCCCGAGCACACCGGCTACGCCCGGGCCAAGTTCGAGGGCTGGTGGCGCGCCCGGTCAAGTGAGCCCGTGCCCGATACGGCTGAGGACGCGGTCGCGATCTGCGAGGCCGGGGGGATCGCCCCAACCAGCGCCATCACGGTGCGGTCTGTGGCCGGCGAGAAGTACGACCGGATCATCGACTACCAGCTCGGTCCGATCCCGCCGCGCCTGGACGGCGCCGACGAGCGCGACGGCGATGACCTTCAGATGCCCGACTGGCCCCCCGATGACAGCGAGATTCCTTTCTGAGGAGAGCGACAGATGGTTCTGTGCGCAGCGAAATGTGACGTGACTGTCGATGAGGAGTTCCGGGGCCTGATCCCGCCGATGACGGATGAGGCGCGTACTGGCCTGGCGGAATGCCTTCTCCGTGACGGGTGTCTCGACCCGCTGATCGTCTGGGCAGAACAGCAGGTGCTGCTCGACGGCCACAATCGTAAGGAGATCTGTGACCGCTACGGTATCGACTATGACACACGGGCGCTGAGTCTGCCGGGCCGCGACGAGGCCAAGCGGTGGATCATCCAGCACCAGTTCGG